GCATCGCCGGTCAATGATTACGAGTGCGGGCTTGCGCCCGCCTATGGTTATCCATAGTTTGCAGTGTATAACGCACTGCGTAAAACTCGTGAGAGTCTGGCCTTGCGGCCGTTGGATGTTCCCCCTTTACAGGAGGATCTTACCAGCGTTGCGCATCGCCGGTCAATGATTACGAGTGCGGGCTTGCGCCCGCCTATGGTTATCCATAGTTTGCAGTGTATAACGCACTGCGTATCTTGTTACCAAATGGTACAAGTGTAAGACGACCTTGGTTACAGGGTCGCCCATTAGTACTCCACGTGCCGTGAAGTACCGCTCGAGAAGATTTGTTTCTTCATCGATAAACTCCACTTGTCGTGGAGCGCATAAGGCAAAACAAACCGTTTGCCTATACCACTTGGGGAAACCCAAGATATCCATGATCCTATTGATCATGCCTTGTGCTACTGCGTGATCGCAGTAGTCCGTAGCGTTTTCCCAATCTGTTGAGAAAACATAACTATCTTTGTTACCAAAGATAAAAGAAGACGCAGGATTCTTGTGGCTTAAATGCTTGAAGAAATTCCAAGCGTGATTCGCTGCGGAGACTCCGGAGCGAGATGAAGGTACTTCTTTAATAAACTCAAGAAGTACATGAGACGCAACGTGTAAAATCACGCTGTGTGCAAGATGTGACACTGTGATGCCACGATATTTCCCCAGCTCACTGACTAGGGACACTCTTACCGACATAACATTTGTTCGGTAAATATTCTTGCGATCAATGAATAAACCGCAAGCCCAGTGGAAGATCATCTCTCCCACATTACTGTTCTCTTTATTGAGAACTTTTCCGGTTTTAACGCCGGTTTCGAGGTTTATCTCCTCGATAGACTGCAATGAATGCAGTATTTTGCGAGTAGCTTCTAGCTTCCCGCCTTCTTGGGTAGTTGTAAAGAACTCCCCACTATCGGACAAACTAATCTTTGCCCTATCAAGGCAGCGTGAGAGGAATTTCTCACGCTGTTCTTCCGACTTGTTGTGAAACACGTCGTAACAAAGTTGGTCGATTCCTCGACCAACGTAAAAGGCCACAGCGTTCCAACGTTGTGGATCAGGCGGGGTCGTTAAGACCTCGCGTAACTTCCTCTGTGTCTTGAGGAATACCGACTTCGGTGGTACACCGGAGCCGCGAGTTTGGGATAAGGTCATAACCCTATCCATATTAAGCGGAGCTTTTGATGAGCCCAGCATATTACATATCGTTCGGAAGAACGATAATTCTTGTGGCACATTTATATCTGCCACATCTGCCTGGGGATTGAACCCAGCCATTTTAATTGCTTTACGCAATTTCTTCACCTTTTCAAAGGTGGAAAGTCGGGATAAATCCCGATCGTTACCCTCCCGAAAATAATCCGGAAGGAGTTGTGTGATCATGCAATAGATCACTTGATCTAACCTTTCCCAGGTTAGAAAATCAGTTTCGAAGAAACTGAGAACGAGCTGCATTACCAGCCCATCACAAGTTGCGAGAATATTTCGCAACTTATTAACTCCCGAACGGGAGACACGCCTGGTTACTAATTGCCAGACTTCTTCAGGTCCAGTATATGTACCTAGACCTGCTAACAAGCGGAGAACCGCTTTACCATGGATGCTGTTACCAGCTTCCGTTTTCTTCCCCATTAATCGGGGAAACCACCAGGTCCCTGTCATAAGGACCTTTTGAGCGTGCCATATCGATGGCAAGCCATAGAAATCGACCCGTTTATCCAGGCCGGTTAATGATCTGGGAAGTTGACACTCCCAGATATTTTCAGCGTTCCAACAAACCTTTGTTTGTGGAACATAGTCAATCCCGCTTGTGAAGGCGGGAACCAAGACTCCTCGGAGGAATCCGAAGAGATCACGATGCTTGTGCGTCGCCGCACAAGAACAGGTATGAGTTCCTTTCGAACCATACCGTAAAATACAAGTCGCTGGAAACGACTTGGTTGTTAGCACATGAGTGCTAAAGTCCCAATTGGGACAAAATTGTCTACCATTTGGGGTAGACATCCTAACGCTCAGGGAAACAAAATCCTGAGAATATGAGCGTAAAACCTCATTCAAATCCACCGTGAGGTGAGACCCGAAAG